CAGGCAACAACGAGTATGGGTTGCAGCGTCCCAGCCTCGAGTACTTCTGCGGCGCAATCGACTTCCACCCGTCTATGGCTCTCTATGTCCCGCAGCGGTCGAGTTTGCTGAAGGCGCGCGAGCTTTATGCATTCGAGTTCAACGCCATGTTCTTCAAGGCGCGGCAAAAGCAGACCGAGGTCAAGGATCTCAAGGCGAAAGCCGAGGAACAACTAGCAAGTGCGCAGCAGATCATCGCTGGCTGTACCGGCGCCCTCGAGATAATGGACTGGCAACTCAACAACTGGCCTGGGACGGAGGTCTGACATGCCCATAAGCGTCCTGACCGCCACGACCTATTCGGCTGTCGTGCCGACGACTGATCTACGCGCACACGTACGGGGCTCAACGTCCGACGACACCGAGCTGGCTGTGATGTCAGCCGCGGCGGCGGATCTCGTGGAGAAGATTCTGGGCCGGACCCTGCTGCATTCAACGCTGCGCTTCAGCAGCGACACATGGCCGGCTGGGCCGCTCGAGTTGCCACGCCAACTGACTGGCAGCACGTACACGCTCACGGTCAGCTACAGGGCGGAAGGCGGCTCGACGTACACCAGTGTGGCATCGACCAACTACATCGTGGACGCGGAGAGCGAGCCCGGGCGGGTCGTGCTCAAGTCGGGTGTCGCCTGGCCGACCTCCGCGCTGGAAAGCGTGAACGCGGTGCGTTGCGACTTCGTTTCTGGCTATCTCGGCTCGACCAACGTGCCGGCGAGCATTCGGCACGCGGTGCGCTTCCTGGGCGGGCACTGGTTCGAGAACCGTGAGAGCGTGGTGGTCGGCACCATCTCCCAAGAGGTCGAGCAGACGGTCAAAACATTGCTCTGGGCCAACCGCATCCCGCATGTGCCATGAGCGTCAGGGTACAGGCCGGCGCACTCCGCGAGCTTGTCACGCTCCAGACGAGCACCGGCTACTCTCGTTCCCCTACGGGCGCACCAATCCGTACGTGGGCGACCCTCGCGACGGTACGCGCCCAGGTGACGAGCGGCGGCGGCAGCGAGTTCGTGCAGGGTGGCGCGGAAGCCACGGTACTTCGGTCGGTGTTCAGAATCCGCTACCGCTCCGACGTGTCCACCGAGCACCGTGTGGCGTTCCCGAGCACCGCGGACCTGTGGGACATCCAGGCCGTGGTTGACGTGGACGGGCTCGGCAAGATGCTCGACCTCGTGGCAGTCAAGAGGACGACATGACCGACGCCGCGCTGTTTGACAGGCTGAACGATGACGTGGCGCTGACCGCGCTGGTGGGTGATCGCATCTACCCTAGCCGTGTGCCGATGGGCGAGACGTACCCGGCGATCTCGTTCGTGCCGATCTCGCGGGCGCGCACGCTCTCGTTCGGCGCTGATGCCGGACCCGAGCAGCCTCGTTTTCAGGTCGACATCATCGACAAGGACACCGAAGTCGGGGAGTCAGGATACGACGGCGCCAGGGAAATCCGCGCGCATGTCGTGCGGCTACTCAACCGCTGGCAGGACACGCCGGCTGGCGTGCTGGTGTCTGACTGCCATCTAATAGATGACCAGTACACATTCGATGCGAAGAGTAAGCGCCACAGGTGGAGGCTTGACTTTCAAGTGTTCGTAACTGAGTACAGCCCGCTGCTGTTCCACGCTGCATTCAATGCGAATCTGGCGACGTTCACCCGCAGTACATCCGCGACGTACAACGACAAATAGAGGAACAAACACATGGCAATTCTTGGCCCATACCTGACCCCGTTCGTTTCGCTGGGCTCGGAGCGCACTGGCGTGCGGAGCTGCACCGTTAGCTACGGCTCGAATGCCGTGGACGTGACCGCGTTCGGGGACGGCACACAAATCAATGCGGGCGGCATCAAGAACTGGTCCGCAACCCTGGAACTCAACTACGACACTGCCGACCCATACTTCGCGCTAGTCGGCACCACGGTCGCGTTCGCGATGCGCCCGACGACCGCGGCGGCTGGTGCGGCAAACAAGCATTACACCGGCTCGTGCCTCGTGGAGTCGTATGAGACGGGCGGCGCGGTCGGTGACAATCTGGTGGTGACCGTTGGACTGGTGAGCGCGGGCGCGCTGACCTCTTCGACTTCGAGCTAACGCATATGCGTGAGGGGGCAATGTGGCACTGAGTAGAGACGACATCCTGGGTGCGCCGGACCTCGAGCCGGTCGCGTTGGAAGTCATAGAGTGGGGCGGCGAGGTGTTCCTACGGCGATTCACGGCAGGCGAAGCCCTCGAGTTCGAGGACGCGAACGGGATGGACTTACTCGTGGCGTCGGTCGTGGACGGTGACGGGCAGGCGTTGTTCAAGCCCGCCGACATCGAGCGGCTGGAAAAAAAGAGCGCCGTCGCAGTCAACCGCGTTTTGCAGATGGTGCTGCGGTTGAATGGGCTGGGGGCGTCTGAGGGAAACTGACGGCTCCGCGGCGTTGGGTGCTCCACGTCGCGGAGAAGCTGGGGAAGTTTGCGTGGGAAGTGGAGCGGATGCCGGCGACTGAGTTGGCCGACTGGATAGCGTTAGAGCGAGAACAGGCGGAAGCGAGACACATGCAACATCTGGTAGACATCACGGAAGCGAGGCGGCGTGGCTAGGCAGACTGTGCGACTCGAGGGTGTGGATGAATTGGAGCGCGCGGTGCGGCGTGTCTCTGAGGCCGTACAGGGTCGTGCCCTAGAAGCTGCCGTGGCCGCTGGCGCTGACGTGCTAGTGCATGGGATGGAAACCAGAGCTCCTCGGCGGCATGGTGACCTCGAGATGAGCATCATCAAGCACCCGGGCAAGGTGACGAGCGAACGCGCGCTGTTCGATGTCGGGCCGGATAAGTTGGGATTCCACGGCATGTTCCAAGAGTTGGGCACGTTCGACATGGCACCGCAGCCGTTCATGCGCCCGACGTTCGATGAAGACGGGGACATGGCAGTGAGGGTGGTGAGCAACGAACTGCGCAGGGGCGTGCTCCGTGGCTAGTCCGCTCGCCAACCTCTTCATACGTGTCGGCGCCGATGTCAAAGATGCGCTGCGCGGCATGTCGACGCTGCAAACGGGCATACGCAAATCTACGAAGACCATGGCGGGTCTACGCCAGAAGTCGTTCGACTTGCAGAACTCATGGCGTGCGCTGGCCGGCGCCGCGGGTGCGGGCTTCCTCGCGAAAAAGACCTTTGAACTCGGCTCGACGGTCGAAGAGACGGGCAGCAAGTTCGCGACCGTCTTCGGCCAGAGCACCAACGAGGTACAGGGCTTCATCGACAAGTTCGGCACGCTCGCGGGGCTGTCGAAAGAGCAAGCGCAAGCCATCGCTGCCACCACTGGCTCGATAGTGCAGGGTATGGGCTTCGCGCAGGACGCCTCCGCACAATTCTCGACGCAGGTGGTGCAGCTCGCAGGCGACCTGTCCAGCTTCAACAACATCCCGATCCAAGAAACGAGCCTGGCGATTCAGGCGGCATTGACCGGGGAGAGGGAACAGCTCAAGCGGCTCGGCATCGTGCTGCGTGAATCTGATGTGCAGACTCGAGCGTTGGCGAACACCGGCAAGACCGCAGCGAAAAGCCTGACCGACCAAGAGAAAGCAACGGCCTCGCTGCAACTCATCAGCGAGCGCGCCGGCTTCGCCATTGGCGACCTCGCGAGGACACAGGACAGCGCCGCGAACCAAGCGCGGCAGTTAGGCGCTGAGATTCAGAACATCAAGGAAGACATCTCTGCGGCGTTGCTACCCGTGATGAGTGTGGGCATCGAGAAGTTCGGTGCGTTCATCAAGGGCCTGCAAATTATGGGCGCCGAGTCCGCGGTGTTCGCTGCCCAGGTGCGTGTACTCGCGGCTGCGATCAAGTTCTGGGACAAAGACGCCCAATTCGCGGCAATGCGAAACCTTCGACTGATGCGCACCGCGGCGGAAGAGACGAAACTGGCAATCGTGGGGCTCGCTGGCGCGACGAGTGATGCGGGGCGTGACGTGACGCGCATGGCCGAAGTCATCGCCGGCAGTGGTGGCGCATCGCTTACTGACGCGCTGGATGAGGCGAGTGCTGCCACGCTCGGGTTCCAGCAGGGCAATCAGACATTCACGCAACTCGGGCTATTGCTCGATGGTGTCGGCCAAAGTCTGAGGGACATGCCTATACACGTCTTCAATGACTTGAAGCACTCAGCGGAGATGGGTGCCGAAGCCACCAAGGGATTCACGGAGGACTTGCGGCAGTTCGGTGCCGCCATGGCGAACTCGTTTGTCGACGCTGCGTTCACGAGCAAGCTCGCGATTCGTGACATGGTGAAGGACATGAGCAAGCAGCTCGCGAAGCTGGCTGTAAAGTTCGCCATCTTCAAGGGCTTGCAGGCGATGTTCCCGGGCTCGAGCTTCGTGGGCGGCATCGGCAAGTCGTTCGGGTTCTTCGATGGCGGTGGCACTATCGGTGCCGGTCAGATTGGCATTGTTGGCGAGCGTGGCCCCGAGTTGGTGCAGGGTCCGGCCAACGTCACGTCACGCGCCGACACCGCATCTATGGTGGGCGGCGACAACGTGTTCAATATCACGTTCGTCGGGCAATCTGGTGAGAAGCTGGCTGACGCCATCACGGTACGACAGAACCGCAAGCAGAAGCTCGGCCAAGTCCTGCGCGTGCCCGTGCCGATGGCGGTGGTCGGATGAGTGCGCGCTTCCTGGCGGAATCGTTCTTCGATGTCACGCTGTTCACTGGTCACACGGTGACTGCGGAAGAGGCGACGAGCGGCAAGGAAGCCGTGCGCGTCGGCTCGGCCAGGCGTCAGGCACGCGACCACTGGACGCCTACGACAGCGAACAGCGAGACGTATGTCAATGTAGCGTGCGACCGCCCGAGGTATGCTGACACGCTGGTCCTCGACCGTAACCACAACCTGGCGGGCAAGACGATCCGGCTGCGGAAGTCGGACCAGTCAGCGTTCACGACGTACACGGAAGTGTTCGCGGTGACCGTCCCGACCAACACGTTCTACGGCAACAAGCTCGACGCGAGTCATCCGGTGCGTACCGAGGAAGGCGCGGTGGTCATCGCATTCAACGGGCACGTGGGCCAGTACTGGCGGCTGGTGATAGACGCGGGTGGTTCGGGCTACAAGCCGCAGATCGTCGGGCTATGGCTAGGCAAGTCGTGGACGCCGGACATCAATCCGGTGCGTCCGTGGGACGATGAGGCGCGCGAGTTGGTCTATGACGAGGTGCTGAGTCCGTCGCTGTGGGCCGCGTCGACACGTAAAGCGCAGAGGCGCAACGCGACGGTCACCGTCAGGCTGTCAGGCGAGCAGGAGTACAGTGACGCACGCTATCACATCCACTCGCTGTTCTGGCGCGGGTTCGCGATGTGGTACGTACCCGACACTGATATGGCCGAGCGTGCATGGCTGGCGATGTCTCCACCTGGCGTGTTCGGTGCGCCGTACGACAATGCGTGGACTGACCGCACGGTGAGCATGGCACTGGTCGAACACGAACCCGCACCGAATTGACATGGCTGATGCAGCGGACCTTGGATTCTTCGGCGGCGAAAGCCTTACACGACACGGCACTCTATCACGTCGAACGGCGACGTGGGAAGACAACGCCGAGACACATACACGATCCTCAGATGGGTCACTGATCGAGAGGGATGGCGTGCTAAAATCTGCCGGCTCAAATGTGCCCCGCGTCGAATGGGTCGACACGGATTCTGATGGGACCAGGGACACGCCCACGCTGCTACTCGAGGGTGCGCGAACCAATGGGTTCACGTACTCGGAGCAGTTGGATAACGGAGGATGGAGCAAGACGCGGAGCAGCATCACCACAAACGCCATAGCCGCGCCAGATGGTGCGTCCACCGCTGATAAAATCGTGGAGGACAGCACAGCCGCCGACGATCATCGGTTGTGGCGGGGGACGCCTACGCTGACGGATGACACGGTTTCGACCGTCTCTCTCTTCGCGAAGGCGGGGGAGCGCACGTGGCTGGCGATTCGCACGTTGGACAAGTCGAGCACCACCAGGGACACGTGGTTTGATTTGTCGAATGGGGTTCTGGGCACAAAGCACGCGGCCCACACCGCGAGCATTGAGTCTGTCGGGAATGGGTGGTATCGCATCGCTGTGGCGGCGGACTTCGGGAACGGCGTCGCCTCGCCAGATATACGCATCGAGTTGAGTACAGGTGATGGCGTCATTGCCTACAACGGTGACGGCTCGAGCGGGCTCTATGTGTGGGGCATCCAGTTCGAGACTGACCAGCCATTCGCGTCTTCCTACATCCAGACAGTAGCCAGCACGGTCACGCGCAACGCAGACGCGATGTACTTCGACTGGCCGTTCCCGCCGCAGGAGATGACGGTGTATGGTCATGTGGTGGGGTACAATGGCGGCGACAACAACAACAAGCTATTCCAGATTGGACACGGAAATACCGACAAACCGTTGCTGCAATTGTACATCAACAACTCGCACATCATGCGCGTGTTGTATCAAGATGGGGTCACTTCAGCGGAGACGGCGGCGACCTTGGCGGCGCTATCCACAGGGGATGATTTCGAGTTTCGCGCCACCCTGTCCGCAGCAGGCGTCATTCAGTGCCACCAGTCCATCAACGCCGGATCTGAGGCGTCGTCCGCCGCGGCGGCTGGCGGGGCTCTACCGGCAGCGTGGGCCGGGACGCGCTTCTACATCGGCGCGGGTGGCGACGGCAACGCGCCGACTGGCCTTAACTGGTTGGTCGTCAAAGCATCCCGCGGCACAAAAACAATGGCTCAAATGAGGGCACTATAATGGCACTGCACACCGCAACAATCGGAAGCTCGGCTTCGCAGTCGAACGAACTGACATTATCAGAGGGTACGTTGTTCGCGCTCGAGATGTCGACTGCATGGACTGCTGCCGACATCAGCTTCATGGCGTCGTCCACACGCGGCGGCACCAAGCTGCCGGTGCTACGCGATGACGGCACCGAGTACACGATTAGCGTAGCCGCGTCGAAGATGGTCATCATCGACCTGGCGGGGCTCGCGATCTGCGGCTTGCAGTACATCAAACTGCGCTCGGGCACGTCAGCCGCAGTCGTGACTCAGGATGCGGAACGGGTCCTGAAATTGGTTGTGCAGTGAGACGCACACTCTGGCTGCTGCTGTTCGGCGGCAAACGTCGCGACACGCTCTTCAGTATGCGCGGTGGCTGGGTAGGCGCCGGCACCCATGCGCGCTCGAGTTCCGCATCCTACAACGACCAGACCTGACCATGTTCTATCGCGTACCGAAGGCAGTATTCAGTGACCGCGGTGAGCACACCGTGAGCCCATCGCAGTTCAACTCGGTGGTGTTGTACCGTGGCAGGCGGTGGTGCTATCTGCACGGTCAGCAGTCGACGGAGCTATGGGGGCAGCTACAGCAGCTCGGCGCCGAGCAGATCGCTGACACGTGGGGCGAACTGAAGGCGAGTCTGACGATAGCGCAGCGGCGCGCGGTGTTCAGGAAGCTCGTGAGGCGGGACGTGCTGGACGAGGACGGCAACACAGTGAACCGCGAAGTGGACGTGGAGCAAGGCGACACGCAGACGGGCGACGTGGTGACCCAGGACTGGATGCCTCCACACGCATTCCTGGGCGACCCAAGCCCTGCACCCGTAGACTAGAGGAACGAAACGATGAGCAACACGAAGATCCCCGAGGGCGTCGAGTTCCGGTATCGGCCTATAGCGGAGTTCAGAGCCGACACGACCGACGATGGCATGACCCTGCGCGGACACGCCGCGACGTTCGGTGATGTCTACGACCTGGGCATGTTCGATGAGCGCATTGCAGCCGGCGCGTTCGATGACGTGCTGAGTGACGACGTGCGCGCGCTGTGGAACCACGACAGCAACCACGTGCTAGGTCGCACGAAGTCGGGCACGCTACGCCTGTCGGTCGACCAGCGTGGCCTGCTCAGTGAAATCGACTTGCCCGACTCGGCTGCTGCGCTCCGCGAAGCGATTGACCGCGGCGATGTCGATCAGATGAGTTTCGGCTTCACTGTCGAAACGGACACATGGGAAACGACCAACGAAGAGACAGGCCGCGAACTGCGCACGATCCAAAAGGTCGGGCGGCTGTTCGATGTCAGCCCTGTGACATTCCCGGCGAACCCCAACACAGACGTTGCGGTGCGCTCGCTGGAAGCTGCGAAGACCGAACGCCAGCCCGTCGAGGAAGTAACGGAAAAGCGTGAGGACGAGCGGACCACACTGGAAGCGGCCCGCCGGCTGTTGGAGTTGGCGAAGCGGTAACATGCGCCACGGGTTCACGGAGCCGCTACGCCAGCGCCTAGAGCGCCATCCGCAAGAGGCGCGGCCCATCCTCGAGGTATTGACAGTCGATGCGGAGGACATCATCGACATCGAGGCTGATTGGGACGCGGCGAATTCAACGTCAGGATTCGAGACGCTGGAAGAGGGCGGCGTGCGGCTGACTGGTTCAGCGACCGTCCACGCCGAAGCTGTCACCGAGTCGGCTGGCTCGGACATCACTGCACTCGTGCCTCCGCTCTCTGCTACAATCGACTGCGCGGTCATCGAGTGGGCGGGCTCCGATGTCGAGACGATTGAGATAGACAACGCTGTGATCCGGCTGGACAACGACACGGGCGCCGGCCAGGAGGTCACGAAGTGGGCAGCGCAGATGTTCCGGCTGCATGGGGCAGCGTTGTCGAACGCGCTGGACGACACGGTGTGGCGCATCGTGCCCATCAGTCAAGTCGTGTACGTCACCGCTGGAGCAGCGAAGGCGAACGTCACGTTCACGTTCAAGACGGGCGACACGGCCCCGCTCGTGGGTCCGGCGCCAGTCACCACATTCGCGGCCCGGGAAGCGGGCGCACCGATCAAGCCGACGACGCTGCTGATGGTGTGGGCGTTGAAGGGTGAGGGGGTGGCGGCGTCGAACGCTTCGTGGATATGCGATACCGGCAACACGAACATCACGGACAACGGGCACGTGGTCAGCCGGCGCCAGATCACCGCCGTGTCTGACCAGCAGCTCGACACGGGCGGCACGCTGTACAAGGACGAGGGCCAGGCTGCCGGTGTGCCCTACTTCAGCCTGAAGGGCAACACGTACTCAGAAACCACCATGACGTTCACGACCGCCGACGTTGACCTGGGCGCGGCGCCTGGCAGCGGCGACCTCGAGATGGTCGTTGAGGGCAACACGCCAGGGTCCACCACGTTCATCGTGCAGATAGATGACGGTGTGCAGGGCTGGACGACGGTCAGCGATGGTGACGTGATAGGCGCAGACAACTCAGCCGATCCGGCGACCAGCCCGCACGACCAGTACGCGAACAACGGCACCAACCTGTCAGCGTTCGTGCGGCAGCAGAACTACGACATCCGCACGACGCTCACGCCATCGACTGCAACGACAGAGACGCCGACAGTGCGCCGTATGGGCGTGCGTGAAGTCAGGTCTGAGCGTGTCGATGGGCTGGTCACCTTCGGCGGCACCACCTGGGCGGTCGACCCGCTGACGATGCAGTCGGAGATACCTGAACTCGAGGTATCGCTGCTCCGCAACGGCAACCGCGACTATCGGTCGTTTGTGGAGGACTTGTTCAGCACGTACCACGTCGGGCAGCTCCACCTGCGCATCTGGATCGGGCATCCAGACCTACCGCGCCAGGACTGGCTGCACCGCGCAGACTTCGTGATTGACGACTACGAAGCGGCAGGCCCCGACGTGAAGCTGTTCTGCGTTTCGCCGCTTGCGCTGTCGAACCGCGACATCCCGGTGATTGCGGCATCGACGTTACAACCGCTGACCTACACGACCAGCACACTCAAGGCGACGTATGACGACTTGATGAGCGGGCAGATTGGTGTGGCGGCTCGCTACATCGGCCCAGGCGTGGAGGACGCATCCACGACAGTCACGAAGACCATCAGCACGACACGCAAAGGGCTCACCGAACTCAACCGCATTGCGTGGATAGCTGGCGGCTCGGTGATCGAAAGCCAAGGCAGGTTCAAGTGGGTCGACTTCTTCACGCGCAAGAGTCCTATTGCGTTTTTCCCGATGGAAGAGGTGAAGATGCTCGGCGTGACGCCCGGGCTGCGCACCCGCATCACTGGCTACAAAGTCGCGCACGGTTGGGACCAGACGAAGGACGAGGGGAAGGGCGCGTACGCCGGCACGAAGTCGGTCACGCACTCGGCTGGCATCACCAAGCTCGGGCGTGCGTTGGTCGACATCACGGAAGGGGCCGAGGATGAGGTGTCCAAGTACATCGAAGACGCGACGGTAGCCGGTACGCTAGCCGACAGAACGGTGGCTGCACTCGGCAACGGCATGATGCTCTGGCGCTTCCGCTCGAACATCCCGCACCCGTGGCTCGAGCCAGGTGACCCGATAGCGGTTGAGTCAGACCGCTTCGTGGGGCGCGACCCGAACACCGACAACGCGATACGGGGGCCAGTCGCGGCGTTGGCACGCATCCA